AGAGATTTAAGAGATCTAGATACAACTTTAGATTCTTTTATACAACACTTTAGGAATGAAGTTGGTATTAATTTGCCAACTCAAATTAATGCAGATCCTAGATTTCTTTTACAGAGAATCAAAGACCAATATTTGGCAAAAGGATCTGAGTCGTCATATAAATTATTGTTTAGACTTTTATTCAATAAAGAAGTTTCTATTGATTATCCATCTAAACAAGTTTTTCGTGTATCCGATGGTAAGTGGAACCAAGACGTTTCTATTATTGCAAAAGTTACATCTGGCCATCCAGACCAAATTGTTGGTAAACTTGTTGATGTTATTACTCCAACTAAAATTATTCGTGTTCAGATTGATAGAAGACAGTATATTGAAATTGAAGTTGAGCGTGTTGTTGAGATTGCAGAAGACATCTATGAATTTTATGTAGATCGCAGATTTTTCGGTAATATCGGTGTTGGTGATAGACTTCGCTATAAAACTGCGGACATCTATTTCACAGCAGACATTCTAGCTACAACATCAACGCTAAAAGTATTGACTCCAGGAACTGGGTTTAAAGTTGGACAGCTTTACGCCATTAGAAATGGTAAGGGTACTGGTTCTATTATGAAGATTACAAGAACCAATACAGAAGGTGGTATCTTAGACGCAGAGTTTATTAAGTTTGGTACTGGTTATTCTACGGATTTTGCATCAACGATTTATGCAGACTTGGGACAATCGGCAACTGGAACTGGCGGAAGTTCACTACAGATTATTGGTGGAAATATTAGCGTTGCTGAAGCAACTGATGGTTTTGTAGAAACAGGTACAATTAATAAATCGGACTATGCCGTAACTGATGCTATGGATGGCAGCTATGCTGGTGAAATTATTCGTGAATTCGGATCTTCTGGTGGAGTCAATGAACTCTCTAGCCCATATGATCCAGCAGTTATTAAGATTAATCTTGGAGCACTCGCCAAGTATCCAGGATATTATGTTACAAATGATAGCTTCTTAAACGATGCTATCTTTATTCAAGACAGTAGATACTATCAAGCGTTTTCTTATGTTTTAAAAATTGATGAGAGTTTAGATTCTTACAAATCTATTGTTAAAACATTATTACACCCAGCTGGTATGGCTGTATTTGGTGAATATGAAATTAAGAATGAATTTGATGTTGCATTAAGTCTTGAGGCGATGATTAAAAATCTTTCTGTAACAGCTCAAGACGAAGTTACAGTCAATATTGATTACATTACGGCTAAAGGTGTAACCAAAGGACTTGAAGATTATATTACTACACCCGATAGTAATGTATTTTCGATGGATAAATATATTGATAGAACGGGAATTGGAGACGATTTAGCGACTCCAGTCGACACAGGTTTCGTGTTACTGAACCCATATGCAGACGCTGGTTGGTTCTTAAACGACGATGGATCATATGTTAATGACCCGACCAACTTTAACACTTAGGAGATATAAATGGACTTAAATGAAAATCTAAAAATGAAGGGTGAATTAACCATCATTCACAAAAATGCTGACGGTAAAATTAAAGACGTAATTAATGTTCCAAACTTAGTTGTAACAGCAGGTAAACAATATATTGCTGCTCGCATGGTAGGTTCTGGAACTAACGTAATGTCACATATGGCAATCGGAACTGGAACTGCAACCCCTGCAGTGGCAGATTCTGTTTTAGGAACTGAAGCTGGTCGTGTTACCTTGGCTTCTTTCTCTTCTAGTGGCGCAACTGTAACTGCCACTGCAACTTTCCCAGCTGGTACTGGTACTGGAGCAATTACTGAAGCAGGTATTTTAAATGCAAACTCAGCAGGAACTATGCTCTGTAGAACAACATTCCCTGTAGTTAATAAAGCAGCAGGTGACAGCATCGCTATCACTTGGGTTATTACCGTAAGCTAAAAGAAAAAATTAAATGGCATCTTCAGCACTATTAAAATCTGGGTTGCACAACTCAATTGCGAAAGGTCTCTATAATGAGATTCAGAATCGCACAGCCAAATATTATTATTTTTTAGGGAAAACTCTTCAGTGGGCTCAAGAGTTGGAACCTCCATTCCCAGTTAATTCTCTTGATTATGATTTAAAAACACGCAATGAAATAATCACTATGAAAGAGATTCGTTCAACTGACGTAGCGTTTATTGTTGAAAGAAGAAATTGGGAGAGTGGTAGAATATATGATATGTATGACGATCATTATTCTGATGAATTAGATGGCATTAATTTAATTTCTGGTGGATATGGCTTCGCTGATCCACCAACAGTAACAATCACTGGAGGTGGTGGCTCAGGTGCTACTGCAACTGCTTATATTGCAAACGGTATTGTAATTGAGATAGAATTAACAAATCCAGGTCGTGGATACACTAGTACACCAACAGTAACTATTACAGGTGGCGGTGGAGAAGGTGTTGCTGCAACAGCAGTCCTTCCAATATCATATTCTGGTAAACAGGCTATGGAAGAATGTAACTTCTATGTGGTTACTGATGAATATAACGTATACAAATGTTTAGATAACAATAATAATGCACAATCTACATATAAACCTGTTGGTACTACTGTTGATCCAGTAATTATGCCAGACGGATATATGTGGAAATATATGTATAGTATTCCTATTGCGCTACGTAATAAGTTTTTGACTGATACATATATGCCAGTTGTTACAGCATTAAGACCACAGTTTTATTCTAGTGGAGCAATACAAACAGTTAAAATTGAAAAACGTGGGCAAAATTATACTTATGCGAACATTTCTGTACAAGGTGACGGATCTAGAGAATTAGACCCATTGTTTATTATTGGAACTAACTTATCATCCAATGGATCTGGATACATAAATGCAACAGTAGAAATAGATCCACCTTTTGCTGCTACAACTTGGGCAGCAAATATTAATGTGTTACTTGGACAAAGATTTAGACATAACAACAACATCTATGAAGTTACACTTCCAGGGACTTTAGCGTCGCCTGCACCAAC